TTTCTTTATATTATTGTTATTTTATATCACACGTTAACCAAATAAGCCCTCTTGTCCATCCATCTACACCTTTATATAATCTAGTTGGATATTCTCGGTGTGGGGGGCGATGTTTTTTCATGTATTCTTTGTCAGGTTTATTGCCTTGATGGTCAAGGACTTGTGTGCCGAATTTACTTTCTCCTACACTTTCTTCGTAGTAGTTCCAACAGGCCACTTCACTAGCGAATTCTTTATCTATTGTATAATTGACAGGGTTCCATGTCAAGACTAATGCAATCCATATCATGTCATTATCAGTTTCTTTGTTTACTTTTACTTCTTCATTAGGTCTAGTTTCTGGATCTTCTTGATCACTACCACTTGCGTCCTTTGCACACCCGTTAAGACTTAATGCTATCACCATTATGATGATGAACATCCATTTCATAATTTTTTATATAAAAGAAAAAGCCATATTCATGTCCTTGGCCTTCGATACCTAGAACTTTTGGTCTGCGAACTTCTCACGAATCGTCATCACCGCTCTAGAAAATATGCAATTGAATTTCATCTCTTAAATGAAAGGGACTTAATTGCAACACTCACACATAACATTCTTACACCAGAGTCACTTAAGAGTCGTTACACCTAGCGTCCTGTCACGAACATTTCGCTAACTCTGCCCAACACCAATCCGTCTCAGAATGCTTAGGCTTTATTCTTTCATAATTATATATCAGTTATATTTTTCCTTTAATGTAGAAAACGTAAATGTATAAATACTATGTTAGTAGCAATAAAATAAGAAGTATGGTAATAACCATTACCAGATTAAATAGATAATAAAATAAAAGAAAATTATTAAGGCGAATATTTCTATCCTCATCCAATGTTCGAAAAGCTTCCCTCTCAGACAATCCTCCTTTCGGGAGTTTTAATCCCACAAGTCTTTATCCCAGTCTTTGGCAAAATGTTCTCTTACCTTTAGTTTTCCTGACTTTTCACGTTTCTTTTTTCCGGCCTCATCTCTTGCAGCCATTCTAAGAGCTGAAGGTTTTCTATTCAAGAAACTCGGTCCGTTCCATATTTCTCTAAATGCCATATTATATTTCCTATTGTGGTGGTGGTTCAGGGGTTAAAAAATTATCTTCTACTAAATTTCTCCAAAGCCAAGGATCATTATTTTCCCATTTTGTACTAGGTGACAATGGTTCTCCATATACACATTCTGCCTTTATATCCTCTAACATATTATGATATACCCAATAAAAAGATCTTACAACTTGATCTTCACTTTCTCGGCCTTTATTCACTAAATCATTTATTTGTTCTGTAATATCTATACATTCTGAAAAATCTGTAGCCGGAAAATCAAATCGTCTATGTCTTACATCATCTATCGGTAAACCTATATTCGTGTTTATAGTAAGATATACGAGTATTACCCATTCCATTATGCTACTTTCTCTACATTGATCTTTAAAGGATATTGATGTTCTTTTGCTTCTATGGCTGTTTCGTATGCTTTTTGTTCTGCTATTTCTAAATGATATATTCCTGCGACACCCATTCCATCCTTATGTACACTCAACATAATTCTTTCTGCTCGTTCAGGTGGATGATGGAAAATCTCTATTAGAACAAAAACCACAAATTCCATTGGGGTATAATCATCATTTAGTAAAATCACTGCATATTTGTGGGGAGGTTTTAGTTTGTCTCCTAGATGTTTCTTTTTACGGGCACGAGCTATTGCCAAATCTTCTTCCATTTGATCCATATCATCTGTGGATTCATCCGGATTCTGGTCCTGTTGCATCTTCACCTCTAAGACATCCAAATGTGTTATATCTACTTTGTCTCCATGTATGAGTTTCTTCATTGTATCTCATCCATATTTGATTTCCACCCGAATCACAATTTTGTACATATAGTTTTCCGTTTATAGTAAACACTCCTGATTGCATGTAACCTTCAACCTTTGGCAGTGTTTCTAAACTCTGCGTCCATAATGGAGAGTTAGGCGGCGCACAAGAAGTAAGTAAGACAATAATAATAACTGCCAGTATCATTTGGATTAAATTAAGGCTAATTAAATCCAAAATTATTTTTTCTTTCTGATTTTTACGAACCATGTGGTCCATCCTCCCTTTGCTTTTCTTCTCTTTTGATTGGGATCATGTGCGTGTGTCGCTTGTCCATGATTGTCGTATCGTATCGTAAGCAAAGTTTCTGATTCAAAGTCTCTGAGATCTACAAATGACCATTCAGCCTTGTCCTCGATACTTTTTCCACCCGTGTCTTCGGTTTTTGTGTTTTCCTTTTGGTTTTGAATTTTTCGATTTCCCTATACTAGTCCTCTTTTGGACCGTAACTTTTCTATATTTGAATAAACTTGTTCTTACCATCTATGATCTTTCAAACCATCCTGTGATGTAATATTTTTCACCTTTTAATGGTGGGTTTCCCCGATGTAAATGTGTAAAATGACCAGGCCAAATAAGTGTTTTCCCTACTACTGGTTTAATTCTCCTTGATTGATGTAGAAATTCTGTTTCGCCTCCCTCTTCAGGAACTTTTAAATAAGTCATCCATGCTAATATTATATCTCGGGCTTTTATATTATCAGTTTCATAATGCCATATATGATATCCACCTGTTGGTTTTACTTTATGTATTTTGAAACAGTAAGACGACAAACGTACATCACCCATAGGATATTTCTCCATATAATGCACAAGACATTCGTTCAGTACATTCCAAAAAGAACGACATATTGAATAAGGGAGAGAGGTACTTCCAACAGGATAGCTATCAGGTAGAGATCCGCCGGGACTGCTTATAGCTTCATCGAATCTTTTTGTCTTCCATGAACTTCCATCTGCGAATGGCATGTTATGACATGTAAAACCTTTATCTGAGCATAAATCAAACCATTTAACCAATTCATCGCACAATTCTTGTGATGCACTATTGTCATATATTTCAATAAAATCAATATTTTCCATCTATGTCACATCTCTTTCCCATCGGGGATTTGCATCCACATTATTCTTAATAATTCCTCTCTTCTCTCCACAATGAGGACAAGACATATTTTGACCACGCCGATAAATCATGTCAGTTGCATGGCTCCACCAATTTTTACATTCTCCACAAACAAAATGATATATCTTTTCCATTGAAAATGAATGAGATGTAGGTATATCAAGAGTTTCAATATCCACGTTTTCTCCTTTTTCTATTGTTACTTATATTATACCACAAGATAGGCATAATGTCAAGTGTTTATTAATTCAATATGTGTGGAATTTTTTCAGATATGGGACCGTAGAGGTCATTCCAAATTATATTTGTAACGGGATCCACTTCATCTCTTTTTAATATTAAGAAATCACCATAGGTGTCAATGATTAAGTAGCTACCGCCCTCTTTAAATTTGCGGATGAGGTATTCATCTGACACGGCGAGGTAATCTGTCAAATCAATAAGTTCTTGAAAATTGTCTATATTCATACTATTTAGTGGGCTTAACCTCCCAAAACGGTTTCAATTTACTTCTTTTTTCACGTTCCATAATTAGTTTTCTTGCTTCTTTGTTACGTTTATTCCATTCTCTAGCTCTCTCAAGAATCTTTTCTTTATTCTTTTTGTAATATTCTTTCAAATATAATTTTCTTGCTTCATCATTCTTCCATTTCTCAGCAAGACGATCTTTATTCTTTTGATAGTATATTTTATTAGATTCTGATTTAGATATCATATTTAATGTTACCTGAAATGGTTATTCTTTCTTCTTCGCAATTATAAAAGGGATAAACCATATGCATCATCTTTGCAGGAAAAAATAATATTATTCCCTCAAAAGAAGAATCTAATCTATAAGTATATGGACAAATGTTGCCCATTATATCAATATATACAAATTCAAAAGCAGAAGCCTTTGGAGCATTACTCTCTTTGACAAAAGGAATTTCATGTTGTTCTCTCCAATCAGTAGGAATTTTCATGAAAACCACAAATGAATATACTCCGGAATGATTATGCATCGGATTAAATTCGTATTGTTTTTGAAAATTTACCCATAGATCGTCCAAGACAT